CTGTTAGACTCACACCCTCTCAGGTAGCAATAGCTAAAAAATTAGGTGTGCCACTAGAAGAATATGCGAAATACGTGAAGGAGTAATGCATATGAATGATATAACAAAAGAAACAAACAATAAGACTCCACGCGCTGCTCAATCCAGAGAACAAACGACTCGAAGGAAACCTTGGGCACCCCCGTCATCACTTGATGCACCGCCTGCACCAGATGGGTATAAACACAGATGGATAAGAGCCGAAACTTTAGGGCAAGAAGATAACAAAAATCTTTCTGCTCGATTAAGAGAAGGCTTTGAACTTGTAAGAGCAGATGCTCATTCAGATTCATATCCAACTATACAGGAAGGCAAATATAAAGGTGTAATAGGAGTTGGTGGTTTAATACTAGCTAAGATTCCAGAAGAAATCGTAGCAGAGCGTAAAGCTTATTTCGAACAACAAACACGAGATAAGGAAGCAGCTTTAGAAAACGATCTTTTAAGGGAACAACACCCTAGTATGCCAATCAGTAAACCTGAAAGGCAAAGTCGTGTAACCTTCGGTGGTAACAGAAAAGACGATTAAATTTTTTCTGCCATCGGATTAACAATACAAATGGAGACATAACAAGATGGCAAATAAAGACGCAGCTTTCGGTTTTAGACCGGTAAGACATCTTAGTGGTGGGGAAATAAGAACAAACGAATACGCGATAGCTAATAACTACGGAACATCGATCTTTCAAGGTCAAGCTGTTCTAGCTGTAACTGCAGGTGGCATTGAAGCCGCAGCAGCAGGCAACGTAGTATTAGGTATTTTCGGTGGATGTTTTTACACAGACCCTACTACTAGTAAACCAACATTTAGCAATTTTTATCCAGCAAGCACAGCCGCTGCTGATATTGTTGCTTTTGTGTACGACGATCCAAGAATCGTCTTCGAAGTCCAACATGATGGAACTGGCACAGCAGCTATGAACTTTGGTGGTTTTGATCTAGTCAATACCGGTGGCACTACTGCTTCTGGTCGATCAACTCAAGAGTTAGATACTTCTACAGTAACAACATCTGGACAATTTAAACAAATTGGTATTTCTAAGGATCCAAGCAACAGTGATACAGGTAGTGCAAACGTTAACGTTTACGTTGTACCTAACACTGGTGAGCATTCTTATTTATTAACCACAGCATTAGCGTAATAGGAGAATAACATGGCAATATCTAGATCACAATTGGTCAAAGAGCTTGAACCAGGCCTTAACGCTTTGTTCGGGTTAGAATATAACCGATACGAAAACCAGCACACAGAAATTTTTGATACAGAAACTTCTGATCGTGCATTTGAAGAAGAAGTAATGCTTTCCGGTTTCGGTTCAGCACAGGTTAAACCAGAAGGCGGATCAGTTAATTTTGATGACGCTACTGAGTCTTTCACTGCTCGCTATACACACGAAACTGTAGCATTAGCTTTTGCAATTACTGAGGAAGCCGTAGAAGATAACCTTTACGACAAAATCAGTTCTCGTTATACTAAGGCACTAGCCCGTTCAATGAGTAACGCCAAGCAAGTTAAAGCAGCTAACGTATTAAATAATGCGTTTAATAGTAGCTTTACAGGTGGTGATGGTAAGGAGCTTTGTGCTACTGACCACCCTACAACTGGTGGAACTGTATCGAATGAGTTAGCTACTTCAGCTGATCTTAACGAGACATCTCTTGAGCAAGCGTTAATTGACATTGCTGGAATTACTGATGATAGAGGCTTAAAAGTCGCTCTTAACGGTAGTAAGTTAATCATTCCAGTTAATCTTCAATTCACTGCTGAAAGACTTATGAAGTCTAATCAAAGAGTAGGAACTTCAGATAACGATATTAACGCAGTTGGAAGCATGGGAATGATTCCACAAGGTTATGTAGTAAATAACTACTTAACTGATACAGACGCGTTCTTTATTAAAACTGATGCACCTAACGGGTTAAAGCACTTTCAAAGAGCAGCCATCCAAACTAAAATGGAAGGCGACTTTGAAACAGGCAACGTGAAATACAAAGCTAGAGAGAGATATTCATTTGGATTCTCAGACTTTAGAGGTATTTTCGGTTCCCCTGGAGCATAATAAACTTTAATATGGGGGCTTCGGCCCCCATACAAAACTAGGAAAACAAATATACTGACTGGCCTGGCAGACGACGTAGAGACAGTATATTAAATACTACGAGGAGAAAAAAAATGGCTAACTCAACATTTAGCGGAAAAATAAGGTCAGCAAATGGCTTTCAACAAATAACTAAGAACAGCACGACAGGTGCAGTTTCTGAGTCATCTTTTAATATTCAAACTGTTGCTACAAGTGGAACAGATAATATTGTTGAATCAGGAACATCTGTAGGAGCTAACAACGCAAGTTTAGGCACTGCAGCAACTATTTTTAATATTACACCAAAGGCACACGGAGCAGGATTTCCTGATGACGCAATCAACACTTTTGTAAACAAAGTTGGTGGTACTATCACTACTAATATTTTGATTGACTTACATGGTGGAGCATCTTCAGGTGGAGGAGCAGGTGACGCAATTGGTACTGCAGCAGCAGCAAGTTGCTACATTGCAGAAATTGACCACTCAGTAAATGGAGTTCCAATGTTAGTGGAGTTTGGATGTACAGAAGTACCTACAGGTGGAGACCCAGATATTAACTTAGATTGTTCAGCTACATCTACAACTGCAGAAGACGTAGGTTTAACTAGTGGAACAAACTTACTTAATAATGGTGACTTAACTTTAGGTTTCTATGCAAGTGCTGATGCAGGTGCTGATTTAGCGGCAGGTAAGAAGTTTGTATTTTTAACTGCAGGAGCAGCAACTGATGCGGCTTACACAGCAGGAAAACTATGGATTAGAATAACTGGTAGTGCAGTAGACAAAGCTAACGGTTAATAATAACTAATTAAGTGGGGCTTCGGCCCCACTGTTTCTTGATTAAGGAGGGAAACAATGGCAGACTTAGTAACAGGACCAACAATCCTACAACAAAACGACAATCGTGTCGTAATTAAAATAGTTAATCAATCAGATGGAGCAGGTTCCACTACAGTTTTTGGCGATGTATCAGCAATGACAGCTAGACAAGATGGAACTGCTGTAGCACATCTAGGATTACTTAGAGTTTGGTTCTCATGTCAAGGTGGCGATGGAGGAGACTCTTTTGCACGTTTGGATGAAGAAGATGATGATGGAGATATTCCAGTAATAGGGTTAACAGGAACAGGCTATTGGGATTTTAGAGAATTTGGTGGAATACCTGCTGATAAATCTAATAATACTAATGAGAGTGATGTTAATCTTGTAGTACCTGGCGCAGCTGATTCAGGAAATATGTACACAATTATAGCTGAATTTCAAAAAATATATTAATAATGATTAGGAGATCTTCAATGCCCAAACAATTAACAGGTGGTCAAAAAAAGACTATGAAAAAACACTCTAAACATCATACAAAAAAGCATATGGCTTCTATGACAAAGGCTATGAAAAAAGGTAAAACCTTTACACAAGCTCATAAAAAGGCAACTAAAAAAGTAGGTAAGTAATGGCTACTTCAGGAACAAATGCATTTGATTTAGATGTTGATGAGGTAATAGAAGAGTCTTTTGAAAGATGTGGTTTAAACTCACGTTCAGGATACGACTTAAAAACAGCTAGAAGATCTTTAAATATTATGTTAGCTGAATGGGCTAATAGAGGTATTAATCTTTGGACTGTAGAACTTAGAACTCAAACTTTAACATCTAATACAACTAGTTATACATTAGGAACAGATGTTATTGATATTTTAGAAGCGGTAGTTTTTACAGAAAATAATACGAGCACTGATATAGAAGTAGACCGTATTAGTAGAGCTGAATATTTAAATATATCTAATAAATCTACAAAAGGAACTCCTGTACAATTTTTTGTAGAAAGAAATTCTTCTGCTCCAATTTTATATTTGTATCCTACTCCAGACGGAGCTCACAGTTTTAAATATTATGCTTTGACTAAAATGCAAGATGCAGGAAGTTATACTAACGAATTAGAAGTTCCTACTAGGTTTTTACCATGTCTTGTTTCAGGATTAGCTTACTATCTTTCTGTTAAAAAATCTCCTGAAAGAACTCCTTTATTAAAACAAATTTATGATGAAGAATGGCAACGTGCTTCTGAAGAAGATAGACCGCGTTCAAGTTTTTATGCAGTACCTGAAAGAGGTTATATCTAATGAGTTATGCAGTAGGTAAATATGCAAAAGCTATTTCTGATAGAAGTGGTATGGAATTTCCTTACAAAGAAATGGTAAAAGAATGGAATGGCTTATTAGTACATAAGTCAGAGTTTGAAGCTAAACATCCTCAATTAGAAAGAACTAAAAAATCTGTAGATAATGAAAGTCTTAAAAATGCAAGAGTATCAAGAACTGAACCTACAACAGTTTTTGTTGGAGGTTCCGGGTTTTTTGAATATAATGATTCAATGATACCAGACAGTAAAGTTGCAACAATAGTTGGTGTTGGTTTAGGAACAGTTTCAGTGAGCATATCATGACAACATACAGCGAACTAGTTACACAAATAAGAAACTATTGTGAAGTAGATAACACTGTTTTAACAGATGTCATTATCAATGACTTTATTGAATTTACAGAAAATAGAATATTTCGAGATGTAGATTTAGATGTTTTTAAGTCTAATCAATCTGCAAATTTAGTAGCAAGTAATGCTTTTTTATCTTTACCTGGTGGACTAGCTCCAGATCCTACTTCTTTAGGCACTATTAGAAGTGTTAATATTTTTTCAACAAGTTCAACTGTTCGATCTTTTTTAGAACAAAGAGATATAACATTTATGAATGAATATTGGCCAGATAGAACGGAGACAAGTACTCCAAGATATTGGGCTTGGTGGGATCATAATACAATTTATGTTGCGCCTACGCCAGATCTGGCTTATAATGTTGAATTAGGAATTACTAGATTACCAACAAGACTATCTTCTAGTAACACGACAAGTTTCTTAGGAAGTAATGCTCCTAGTTGTTTGTTATATGGATGTCTTGCAGAAGCCTTTAAATTTTTAAAAGGTCCGGCAGCAATGCTACAATTATATGAACAATCTTATCAACGTGCTCTTCAAGAACTTGTTATTGAGCAACAAGGAAGACACAGAAGAGATGAATACATGCATGGAGCGTTAAGAACTCCTTTGCAGTCAAAGAACCCATAGGAGGTTAAAATATGTCTATAACTCAAGCTGTTTGCACAAGTTTTAAACAAGAATTACTTGTTGGTACACACAACTTTACAGCAACTTCTGGAGATACTTTTAAAGTTGCGCTTTATACAAGTTCCGCTACTTTAAATGCTACGACAACAGCGTTTAGCACAACTAACGAAGTATCTAACTCAGGAACGTATAGTTCTGGTGGAGGAACACTAACTAGTGTAACCCCAACAACATCAGGAACAACTGCACTTTGTGATTTTGCTGACATATCTTTTACATCTGCAACTATTACTGCAAGAGGAGCTTTAATTTATAATAGTTCTGATTCTGATAAAGCTGTAGCTGTTTTAGATTTTGGTGGAGACAAGACATCTACAAGTGGAACTTTTACAATTCAGTTTCCAACTGCAGATGCAAGTAACGCTATATTAAGATTAGCATAGGAGAAAATTTAAATGGCATTAGTCATTAATGATCGAGTAAAAGAAACGACCACAACTACAGGCACAGGAGCAGTTGCTTTTGGTGGTGCTGTTACTGGTTTTGAAACTTTTGCTTCAGGTGTAGGTAATTCTAATACTACTTATTATGCTATTGTTCATCAAACAGCCAATGAATTTGAAGTTGGTTTAGGAACATTAGATGGTGATAGTTCTGATCTTACACGAACAACAGTAATATCAAGTTCAAATAGTGATTCTGCAGTTGACTTTGCTGCAGGAACTAAAGATGTTTTTTGTACTGTTCCTGCAAGTAAATTAGTTTTTGAAGACGCTAGTTCAAATGTAACTTTAAATAGCACAAATAAATTACTTTTTAGAGATGCAGGTCTTTTTATTAATTCATCAACAGATGGACAATTAGATATTGTAGCTGATTCAGAAATACAAATAGCAGCAACTACAATAGATATTAACGGTGCAGTTGCTTTAAATGGTGCTATTACAGGTGCTACTAATATTACTTTATCTGGTGAACTTGATGCAGCAACATTAGATATTTCCGGTAATGCAGACATAGATGGTACACTTGAAGCGGATGCCATAACAGTTGATGGCACGAGTTTGGCTGAAGTAATATCAGATACGACAGGTGCTATGTTTAGTAGTAATACTGAAACAGGTATTACGGCCACATATCAAGATGCTGATAATACAATTGATTTAGCTCTTAGTGCAGCTCAAACTACAATTACATCTTTGCTAGCCACAGATATTAAAATTGGTGAAGATGATGAAACAAAAATAGATTTTGAAATTGCTGATGAAATACATTTTTATGCTAATAATGTAGAACAAGTTTACCTTGGAGATAATATCTTTGGGCCACAATCAGATAGTGATGTTGATCTAGGATCAACAGGAGTTAGATGGAAAGATGCTTTTGTAGATACTATTACAGCAACAGGAGAAATAGATGGTGCTAGTTTAGATATATCTGGAAATGCAGATATTGATGGAACATTAGAAGCGGACGCTATAACAGTGAATGGTACGGCTTTAGCTACAGTTATTGCAGGTACAACAGTTACAAATGCAACTAACTCAGCTCATGTTTTAGTTACTGACAATGAAAGTACAAATGAAGAAAACCTAATTGCTTTTGTTGAGGGTGCTACATCAAGCACAGGCAATGTTGGTTTAGAAATGGATGGTAACTTTGCTTACAATCCAAGCACAGGAACAGTTAGTTCCACAATTTTTAAAGGTAACATTGATGCTGTAGATGGAGACTTTGATGGAACATTAGAAGCAGATGCAATTACAATTGGTGGGACTGCGGTAGGTTCTATTTTTAGTCCTATAGCTGGTGGTACTGGTATACTTACAACAGGTGCTTTAGATGCAGGTTCTATAACTTCAGGATTTGGTACTATAGATAATGGAGCATCAAATATTACTAATGGTGGACTTGTTAAATTAGATGTTGATTCAGATGCAGATGATGTTACTGGAGATTCTGCAACAGGTAGATTAACTATTGGTGCAGGAGAAGATTTAAATTTGTACCATGGTGGTACAAACTCTTATGTTGTAAATGATACAGGTATTTTAGTTTTACAAAGTGCAGGTGGAGTTGTTGTTAATGAAAACTCTGCTAATGTTGACTTTAGAGTAGAATCTAATGGTGATATTAATATGCTTATTGTTGATGGCAGTAGTAACAGAGTTGGAATGGGCGTAGCCGCACCTTCAGCACCATTACATGTATTTCAAGCAGGTGATAATAATTCAACAACAGAACTTTTATTATTAGAAACAGGTTCTTCTTCAGATGGCTCTGGTGTAAAACTTCGTATGGCAACAGCACATACAAGTGGAATTATAGAAATGATTGATGGTACAGGTAGCTTTGATAGTGAATTTAGATTTAAACTAGCTGATACAAGTCAATTAGCTACTCCTGATGATAAATTAATATTAACCACTAAGAACGCAGAGTTCAAAACAGGTGCTTACAATGCCGAAGTAGCATTAACAGATGGCTCTACTGTAGCTTGGAACGCATCAACAGCCCCTATAGCAAAAGTAACACTTGGGGGAAACAGAA